CTGGAGCGGATGTACTTTTCCGGAGAGGAATGCAAAGACTTTGAACAAAGGAGGTGGCCTGATGGGCACAATTCTGGCGATTGACCCCGGCAATACGCAATCCGGCTATGTGGTGGTCGAGCACGACGGCGAAGAAATTCGCCGCGTGCTGGATGTGGGGAAGATTCCGAACGAAGAAATTCGGGACGTCCTGCACAAAAATGTTTACGGCAATTGCACGGATTTTGCAATTGAAATGATTGCCGGAATGGGCATGGTGGTCGGTCAGGAGGTTTTCGACACCTGCCTTTGGATTGGACGCTTTATGGAGTGCGCCGAAAGGGACGGCGCGGAGCCGGTGAAGATCTTCCGTCGGGAAGAAAAGCTGTACCTGTGCGGCTGTCTGAGCGCAAAGGATAAAAATATCCGGCAGGCGCTGATAGATCGATACGGAGTTGTTGGCACAAAGGCAAATCAGGGCTTCTTCTACGGCTTCTCTGCGGATATGTGGGCGGCTATGGCCGTTGCGGTAACATATTTTGATAAGTACATCAAGGGGGTAAAGCTATGAGCAAGATGCAGCGAAAGCCACCAAGACCGCCGATGCAGCTGACGTGCGATGCCTGCGGGAATACGTTTATGCGCGCACCGTCGAAGTACAAGTCAAAATACAATTTTTGCAGCGAAGCGTGCGCATGGACGGCACATAGGGAAGCTGTGATGGGCCGGGCGGAGCGCGTGCGGATCCTGATCACGCGCTCGATCCCGGTATACCCGGAAATGCAGCCCGTTCGCGGGCGGATCTATCCTGCCGAGAAATACAAATACAGGACAAATCGGACGGGCTACGTCGTTGCGGTAAACGGCAAGCGCGTATGTGTGAGGGTGGACGAATGCAGGGAAATCTAGGGCTTACACCGGTGCAGGCTCCGTGCAAGGGCTGCGCGGACAGGCATACCGGCTGTCACACGGACTGCGCCCGATACATAGCGTTCCGCCGGGAGGCGGACAGATACAAGCAGGAGCAATCGAAGGACGCAGCGAGATATGCAACGACACGGGGCTGTATGCGGACGCTGCACGATGCGAACCGCGCAAAACGCGAAGGGAGGCAACATTACTGATGAGCACGCCGCGATACGGCTGGTGGGCCTATGCAAAATGGATGATCCGCAGCTATAAGGGCGGCGAGCTGATGACGAAGGCCGAGCGCGCTGCCGTTGAGGAGGCAATAGCAGAGACGGAACGGCTCGTTGACGGCGCGGAGCGACTCCGGCTCATAGATTTGGTTCTTTGGAAGCGGACGCACACGCTTCAGGGGGCTGCGCTTGCGTGCTACGTCTCGGAGCGCACCGCGCAGGAATGGCACAGGCAATTTATTCGCCTTGTGGGGCAAAAAAGAGGGCTTTTATGAAAAAGTCTGCGTCCCAGAGCCAAATTTAACATTTACTATAAGGGCGTAGAGATCAACTCTACGCCCTTCTTCATCGGCACCGCAGCGTTCTGCGGAAACCTCCTCCTCCTGTTCTCGTGTCTCCGTGTGTGAATAAATATATTTATTCACACACGGAGAACACGAGAACGAAAGAATGAGGCAGAAAGGAGCGGCTATGGCGAGTTTGCGCGCCCTTGCACACAAGCTGCAAACAGCGCTCTTGTACCACGGAATCAAAATAAAAATCAATCAAATGCAGACCTATTCCGCGAAAAATGACAGGATGGTGACGAAATACATGGTTTACGAATATCGACCTGATGAAAAGCCGAAGAACGTCACTCTGCTGGAAACGTACCAGATCGCGGATGTGGTGAAGCTGCTGGTAAACCTTTACAACGATGGCGGATGAAAAACTTACGCCGAAGCAGAAACGATTCTGCGAAGAATATTTAAAATCTGCCAACGCCTCAGAAGCAGCGAAAAAAGCGGGATATAGCCTGAAAACGGCCCCGTTTATTGGCGCTGAAAACCTAAAAAAACCTCAAATTTCTTCCTATATTAAGCGCAGGCTGGACGAACAGGAAGCGGCGCAGGTCGCGGATTCAAACGAAATTCTGAAATTTTACACTGCGGTCATGCGCGGGGAGGTCAAAGACCAGTTCGGCATGGACGCATCGCTGTCCGACCGACTGAAAGCCGGTGACAGTCTTATGAAACGCTACGCGGCAGCTTCCGACCGCAACAGGACGACAATGGAGAAGCTTGATTCGATGCTGAAGGAGTTCCAAGATGCTGTTAAGTCCGAAACAACGTGAATTTGTAAAATACGGGACGCATCGATGGAACTTCAAGGGCGGAGCCACCAGAAGCGGGAAGACTTACCTCGATTTTCGATGGATCATACCGATCCGGATTCGTGAGCGAATCGGAAAAGATGGTCTGGCCGTCATTCTCGGCGTAACAAAATCCACGATTGAGCGAAATGTGCTGGAGCCGATGCGGAACCTGTATGGCGATATGCTCGTCGGAACAATCTCCAGCGACAACACAGCGTGGATTTTCGGGGAAAAGTGCTATTGCCTCGGTGCGGAAAAGGTTTCTCAGGTTTCAAAGATCCGCGGCGCGTCGATTAAATATTGCTACGGCGACGAGGTTGCGGACTGGTCGGAGGAAGTCTTTGCACTGCTAAAGAGCCGTCTTGATAAGGAATACTCCTGTTTTGATGGGACGTTCAATCCGCAATATCCTGACCACTGGCTGAAAAAATTCCTCGATAGCAACGCGGACATTTTCAGCCAGACATACACGATAGACGACAATCCGTTCCTGCCGGAATCTTTTAAAGAAAATCTGAAAAAAGAATACGAAGGGACGGTTTATTACGACCGCTACATTCTCGGCCTCTGGGTACGTGCCGAAGGACTGGTATATCCGATGTTTGGAGATGGCTGCATCACGCAGGATACCCCGGACACCGGAGATTATTATATATCTATAGACTATGGCACGCTGAACCCGTTTTCTGCCGGGTTATGGTGCGTTGGGAAGAAATGTGCAGTCAGAATCGCTGAGATCTATTACAGCGGCCGCGAGGAAAAGAAGCAGAAAACAGATGAGGAATACTGCGACATGGTAGAACGGCTTGCAGGAGATAAGCCAATCAGGGCCGTTGTCGTGGATCCGTCTGCCGCGTCGTTCATTGAAGCGCTGCGCAGAAGGAGCGGATTTAAAGTCCGGCACGCTGACAACGACGTTTTGAACGGGATCCGCACAACGTCCGACTTCCTGCGTGATGGAAGAATCAAGATTCATGCGGGCTGTAAAGACGCCATTCGCGAATTTGGGCTTTACAGGTGGGACGAAAAAGCAGAATCTGACCGCGTCGTGAAGGAAAACGACCACGCTATGGACGAAATCAGGTACATGGTGATGACGGTTTTGAAAAAGCACTTCAAAGAACACAGATTTGTGCCGGAGCTGGCGCGGTGAGGTAAAAGATGAAAACATATCAGGATTTTTTAGAGGTTGCCGAGAAATCGGATCGGGACAGAATGGAATTTGTCCTGGCGGCGATCAACGATCACAAAAACTCGGATCTGTACCAGCAGGCAAAAATTGCGCGGGAATACGACGAGCACCGAAATGTTACCATCATTGCCGTGCAAAAGCTGCTTTATACGCTATCCGGGAAGGCTATCCCGGACAACTATAGCGCAAATTACAAGCTCCGCAGCGCATTCTTCCCGATTTTCATGCGGCAGGAAACACAGTATCTGCTCAGCAACGGCGTGATACTGAAAAACGCCGAGAACAAGAAGCGGCTCGGCAAAAAATTTGACAATCAGATTCAGGATCTGGCGCGCTCGGCGCTTGTCGGCGGCGTGGCTTATGGCTTCTGGAACCTCGATCATCTGGAAGTGTTCACGGTTTTGGACTTCGTTCCGATGCTGGATGAGGAAAACGGATCGCTTCGCGCCGGTATTCGGTTCTGGCAGGTGGCGGCGAACAAGCCGCTGCGGGCGACACTGTACGAGCCGGACGGATTCACACAATTCATCCGCAGGAGCGGGAAAGAGATGGAGATTTTAGCACCGAAACGCGGCTATATCTCCGTCGAAGCCTCGTCTGAGGTGGACGGAACAGAAATCTTGGAGTATCAGAATTACCCCGGATTCCCGATCATCCCCATGTACGGCAATCGCGCCCGGCAGTCCGAGCTTGTTGGCCAACGCGAGGCAATCGACTGCTATGATCTGATCAAATCCGGTTTCGCGGATACCGTAGATGACGCATCGATTATCTACTGGACGATCTCCAACGCAGGCGGCATGGACGAAATCGATATGGCGCGGTTCAAAGAAACTATGCGGCGGATCGGAGTCGGCCTTGTGGACGACGACGGCGCAAAGGCGGAGGCCCACACGCTTACGATTCCAGTCGAGGCGCGGGAAGCGCTGCTGAGCAGACTCAGCGACGATCTTTACAGGGACTTCCAAATGCTGGACACCACGAAAATACAGGGCGGGCAAAAGACGGCAACCGAGATCACAGCGGCATACCAGCAGATGGACAACAAGGTCGACGAATTTGAATACTGCGTCGGTGATTTCCTGTATCAGCTTTTTGCGCTGATCGGCATTGACGATGAGCCGACATTTACGCGCTCGAAGATCGTAAACCAGCTGGAGCAGACGCAGATGGTGTTGCTTGCCGCGAGCTACCTTGACGACGAAACGATTCTGAGCAAGCTGCCGTGGCTTACGCAGGAGGAAATCGCAAACATTTTGAAGAGAAAAAGCGCGGAAGAATTAGAGCGATATTCCACGAAAGATATGGAGGAATAGACGTATGAGCAGCATGGTACAGGGTGATGCGTACAGCCTCGATGTTACAATCAAAAACAACGGTTCCCCCATCAATATTGCGGATATCAAGGCGGTTGAGTTCACTTTATTCAATTTCAAAAAAATTTATCCGGGGGACGCGGAATACTCGGATGGAAAGTTCCACATTCCCCTCACCCAGCAGGAGACCTTTCGGCTCCCGAAACTCTGCCAGATGCAGGTGCGCGTGAAATTCAAGAGCGGTGACGTGATTGGCTCGGAGATCAAGCAGATCGACGTTGCGCACGCGCTTTCAAAGGCGGTGTTGTGATGGGCGGCATTGAATTTGAACTCAAGAACCGCGATCCGATCGACGTTTCCTTTAACGTTTCCGTGCGTGCTGGCGGCGGCTCCGGCGGCGGAGGCATTGCATCGGCGCAGATCGATGAGATCCGCGTGCTGACAAAATCGGACTATGACGCGCTGGACGAAAAGGACGCGCGGACGCTGTATCTGGTGGAGGGCTGACATGCTGGCAGTTGGACTCAAACGCATTCTGGAGCTGTTCGTCGGCTCTATGGGCATCAAATCCGCCCACCTGGGCACGAAAACCATCTACGAAAGACCGGGCGGATTTTTGTACATTGAACTCACAAGCGAAGAAAGGGGATAAATCCAGATGGCAAGTTTTTTCAATCTGACACTTGATACGCTGGCACCTGCCGGCCTATCGCTGATCCTGAACGACGGCGCGCAGTACGCGACCAGCGCGACCGTCACCGCGAAGATCTCAGTCACCGACGCCGCGACGACCGGCTACCAGATGAAGATCTGGGGCACAAAGGCGGCGGCAAAGGAAGCAGATGCGTCGTGGGAGACGTTCGCCGCAACAAAATCCATTACGCTCCCAGACGGCGACGGCCTGAAGACGATCCATGTAAAGGTGCGCGACGACGTCGGCAACGAATCGGCTGCGGCCAGCGACTCCATCACGCTCAACACCTCGATCCCCGCCGTGACCATCACCGGCCCCGACAAGAGCCGCATCTCCAAGGTCACGGGCTACGACGCGGCGGCCTTCTCCTTCGTCTGCGACGTAGACTTCGAGGAATACACCGTCCGCGTCGTTCCGGCGACGAGCAGCCTGCACACGGCGGGCACGCAGATCCCGGCGACGGGCGGCTCCACGAACGTCAGCGGCACGGCAGGCGGCTACAAGAAGAACACCGCTATCAACGTCACCGTCAAGGGCGCGGATCTCGAAGCAGCGTCCTCCGGCGACGGCGTGAAGATCGTGAAGGTCTTCGTCAAAAACGCCGCCGGGACGTGGAGCGCCGCGTAATGGCCGCGCCGGAGTTGACCTTCTCCATCACCGGAAACAAGATATCGGCAGTCTCGGGATTCGACTCGATCACCGTCACATTCTCGTCGGACATCGCCTATACGGCTTTTGAGTGCCGCGCGACGAAGTCCGGCGAGGATTGGGGCCGCGGGAAGGGCGCTTTGATCGCGTCCTTCTCCCAGACCCCGGCGGGCACGAAGCGCACCTTTGAGGTATACGACGATTTTCTGCTTTCCGGAGACGGAGAATACAGAATTTCGCTGTTCGCGCAGGGCGCGGACGGCAGCTGGAATGACAATTATGGATTTATCCCGTCCGGACAGTCGCAGACCATGAAAACGGCTGACGGAGAGGATTTCCTGTGCATGAAGGAGTGATCGCATGGCGTACAACAGCCAGTATACCGGCGCGCAGATCGACGAGGCCATCGGCGACGTGCGCGAAAACAAAGCCGAATGGAGCGGCAAGCAGGACGTGCTTTTGCCTTCCGGGGCGAAGGTCGGCGACCTTATCAAGGTCAAGGCGGTGGACGCCAGCGGGAAGCCGACGGCGTGGGCGGTGGCCGTGGCGGGCAAGGACTACCTCAAAACCGCCCCTGTCACCTCCGTCAACGGCAAGACCGGAGCTGTCAAGGTTCGCGAAGTGCCGTCTGTCACGGCTTCTGACAACGGCAAATTTCTGCGGGTCGTAAGCGGTGCGTGGGCGGCTGCGACGATTTCTGATGCGAATGGAGGGAGCTTCTGATGGCTGAATATTTGACGAATACGGCTGACCTGACAAAGGTTGCATCAGCTATTCGGGAGAAGGGCGGCACATCTGACCCACTGGTCTACCCGGACGGATTTGTGACAGCCATTCAGGCCATTCAGACCGGCACAGAACTGCAAATCATTGTAACTGTGAAATCTGGTGCAACTGTTACCGCAACAAAAGGAAGTCTATCTGTGAGTGGCACATCGGTCAATGGAACGTGCACGCTTATCGTACCGGAAGCCGGAACATGGAGCGTGTCTGCTACGCTGGGCGGGAAAACATCCGATACGCAAAGCGTCTCTTTCGTCGATAGCTACGCGGTATCGCTCTATTTCGTAAGCTCTACGCTCAACAATAATGAGTGGAGCACTATCAAGTCTGTTTCCGACGCAGGACAAGGTGCGAACTATTGGAGCATCGGCGACCGAAAAGCAATCACGCTAAATGACAAGGTCGGACATCTTACCCTAAATACGACAATATATGCGTTCATTATCGGGTTTAACCATAATTCCAGCCTAGAGGGGGAAAACCGTATCCATTTCCAACTTGCAAAAACTGAGCTTTCCGGTGGTATAGACATTACGTTCTGCGATGCTTATTATTCCTCGCCCGCTGCGACAACTGGCTATTTTTCTATGAACAGTAGTGCAACGAACTCCGGCGGATGGGCAAGCTCGCAAATGCGTACAAACATTTGCGGGACGAGCCTGTCAAGCTATTCTGGGACGATTATCGCAATCATCCCAGCAGCGCTCCGTGCCGTCCTAAAGTCTGTTACAAAGTACACAGACAACACAGGTGGAGGAAGTTCGGAAGCGAGCAATGTCACGGCGACAACAGATTACTTTTTCCTGCTCTCCGAGTTTGAAGTTTTCGGGAGCATTTCAAGAGCAAACCCGAACGAGGCGAGTAAACAGGCGCAGTACGCCTATTATTCCGCCGGGAACAGCAAAATCAAGTACAAGCACAACGGAACGGCGGCAGCCGCTATTTGGTGGCTCCGTTCTCCGTCTACGACCACCTCCAACGTTTTCGTGGATGTGACCACCGGCGGGACAGTCGACATCAACATCGCGTACTATTCCCTCGGCTTCGCGCCCGGCTTTTGCGTATGAGGGAAAAGCGCATGGAGTATATCGTGTATAAACGGTTCCGCGGGAATGGCATTGATGGAGAATTTAATCTCCGATACGGAACTGTGGTATCGGAAATTGAAGGGTTCCTGTTTGCAGCGGACGGCAGGCGGATATGCGCTGTTTCCAGTGAAAACGGATGGGAGCATTTCAGGCAGAACACGCAGGAAGGGGCAGAGCGGCAGAAAATGCTGAACGATCTGTACCGATGGTACAGAAAAAACGGCTGCGGTGAAGATTTTGCGGATGAAAAATGGCCGGGGCAGGAAAACGGCTACTGGAAAAATCGACTGCGTACCGCAAGTACAGAGCGATTGGAGAAAATCTATCAAGAGAAATTTGGAGGGACGCCATGTATGCAGTAAAACAGGACGGCGCGTTTGCCGGGTATGCGGACAGTATTGTGCCCATCCGACTGCACGGCAACGGTTGTTATGTCCCGTGCAAGGAAGATCAGGCAGAAGGATTTTGCGCTAAGATGGCTGTGACTATTACAGATGAAGAAGGGACTGAGCATCAGGTGCTTTCTGACATGGTGTTTCATCTCGCAGACCATACGCTGAAAGGCACTGAGCCAGAAGGCAGTTATGATGAAATGGGCGCGGCATTGCCACTCACAGATGCGGAAACCGCCGCGAAGATCCTGCTCGGGGAGGCGGAATAACATGAGCACCTACACCGAGCGGGCGCGGGCGCTGCGCCCCTATATCGTCAAAAGCGCCGCCAGTCTCACTGACGCCGACGCGAGTCTCGCGCCGGAGCTTTTCACCCGCCTGACCGGCTCCGGCAGCCTCGTCAAAGCCGGCACGCGCATCAACTGGGGCGGCACCATCAAGCGCGCCGCCTCCGACCTCTGGGACACGGCCCAGAACACCCCGGACGCCGCCCCGGCCCTCTGGGAAGACATCGCCTACAAGCAGGGCTTCCGCATCATCCCCGAGACCATCACCGCCGGCCTTGCATTCTCCAAAGGCGAAAAAGGCTGGTGGCAGGACGAGCTCTACGAATCCCTGCTCGCCGCCAACGTCTGGAACCCATCCGTTAACCCGGACGGGTGGAAGAAGATCACGGAAGAAGGTACATAGCCATGGACACCAAGGCAATCATCGTAACCCTCGTCTGCGCCGTGCTCGGCGAGGCGGATAGAAATGTATGAGCACAAGCAACACCGCCGGGCAGAAAATGACCGACGCAGAGCTCGCAAAGCTTGAAAAGCGGATTGCTGCGATATACAGGGAAGCGTATAACGATCTGACGGATACGATCAGGGATTACTTCGGTAAATTTGCAGCGCGTGACGCGGTGGAAAAGGCGCGCATGGAAGCCGGGGAGATCTCGGAGGATCAATACAAGCTGTGGCGTGCTGCTCAGATTGGACGCGGGAAGCGGTTTGAAGCGCTAAGGGATAAAGTCGCAGAGCGAATGACGAATGCAAACGCAACCGCAATCGCCTATATCAACGACGCAACGCCGGGGATTTACAGCCTGAACAGGAACCTAGCAGCCTATATGATCGAGCAGGTGGCGGGGGACGTTGGATTCGATCTCTGGGATGAGCGGGTTGTGAAGCGCCTGGTTTCCGAGCAGCCGGGCCTTATGCCATCCTACCCGGAGAAGCGAGCACTCAAACGTGGGATTGATCTCGCATACGGGAAAAAGCAGATAACCGCCAGTGTCACCAGCTCCATCTTACAGGGCAGAAGCATCAAGGGCATGGCAGATGATCTGCAAAGTCGTATCACCACCATGAACCGCGACAGCGCCATCCGGACGGCACGCACAGCCGTCACGGGCGCGCAGAACGCCGGACGGCTAGATTCCTATTATGCCGCTGAGAAAATGGGAATCAAGTGCAGAAAACAATGGATGGCGACGCTCGACGGAAAAACCCGCCACTCCCACGCCATGCTCGACGGCGAGATCGTAGACAACGACAAAAAGTTCTCCAACGGCTGCCGCTACCCAGGCGACCCAAACGGCCCACCGTCCGAAATCTATAACTGCCGCTGCACGTTGGTATCCGAGATTGAAGGAATTGACACCTCCGGAGGCAAGCGCCGCGCCAGAAACCAGGCGACCGGACGGAATAAGCTGATTGAGAACATGAGCTATGCTGAATGGGCAGGGTGGAAAAAGAAAAATGGACGTTGAATTTATCGACAATTCCAAAGAAGTGAAGTCTGCTATGCACGACGCGCTGATTCGCGCCCTAGAAAAGATCGGCATGACGGCGGAAAAGTACGCGAAGCGGCTTTGCCCGGTGGACACCGGCAATCTGAGGAACAGCATCATGCACCGCGTAGATGAAGGGGAACCGGCTGCATACATCGGAAGTGACACGGAATATGCCGTATACGTCGAACTCGGAACCGGAAAGTATTATCCGGGCGGGAGACCTACGCCGTGGGCGTATCAGGACGCGAAGGGGAACTGGCACTGGACGGCGGGCAATAAAGCACAGCCGTATCTGAAGCCCGCAGCGGCGAACTATGCGGCGCAATACCGGCAAATCGTCGAAGATGAGATGAAAAACGGATAAAGATTGCGTCCCAGAGCCATAAATATACGGTATAAGTGTGGTAACAGCAAAGAAATGACTGTTGCCACATTTTTTGTTCTGTCGCGGCAAAGCACCGCCGACAAGGGAAAGGAAGATAGAACATGGCACTGACGCGCAAGCTCCTGAAGGGCATGGGGCTGACAGAAGAGCAGATGGATACGATCATTGAGGCGCACACCGATACCGTAGACGGGCTGAAAAGCGACCTTGCACGGTATAAGGCGGACGCCGAAAAGCTCCCCGGAGTAGAGGCGGAGATTGAAAGCCTGAAAGCCAAAGGTGACGATGGCTGGAAGGATAAGCACGATAAGGTCAAAAAGGAATTTGACGACTACAAAAGAGAGCAGATGCAGAAGGAAACCAAGAGCGCGAAAGAATCCGCGTATCGGGAACTTTTGAAGTCTGCGGGTATCAGCGAAAAACGAATTGATTCGGTTTTGAAGGTCACCGATCTTTCTGCGGTTGAATTGGAAGACGGCAAGATCAAGAACGCCGATGATTTGAAGAAGTCCATCAAGGAAGAGTGGGCAGATTTTGTTGTTACCACGAAACAGAAGGGCGCGGACACCAAAGATCCGCCCGCAAACAACGGCGGCGCTATGAGCCGGGACGACATCTTCAAAATCAGGGACGCGTCTGAACGGCAGGCAGCAATTGCCGCAAATCTCAATTTGTTCGGAAAGGAAGAATAATATGGCAGCAAAAAACAACCTGACCATGACGAGCGACGTTCAGGTAACTGCTCGTGAAATCGATTTTGTAACCCGCTTTGCGCGGAACTGGCAGCACCTGCGCGACATTCTGGGCATTATGCGCCCCATCAAAAAGCAGCCGGGCACCGTCCTGAAATCCAAGACTGCAAGCGTGACGCTCGCGCAGAGCGTCGGCGAGGGCGAAGAGATTCCCTACTCCAAAGCGACTGTCATCGAGAAGGACTATGCGAACATCAACGTCGAAAAGTACGCAAAGGCTGTTTCCATCGAGGCGATCAAGGAATACGGCTATGACGTTGCCGTCGCAATGACCGACGAGGCGTTCCTGTATGAGCTGCAGACCAATGTCACCAATCGTTTCTACGATTATCTGAATACCGGCCTGCTGACCGTCAGCGAAACCAACTGGCAGCGCGCGCTTGCAATGGCGAAGGGCGCAGTCATCAACAAGTTCAAGCAGATGCACCGCACCGCGACAAACGTTGTCGGCTTTGTGAACGTCATGGACTTGTATGACTACCTCGGCGGCGCGGACATCACCATTCAGACCGAGTTTGGATTCCAGTACATCAAGAACTTCATGGGCTATAGCACCGTGTTCCTGCTGTCTGACGATGAGATCAAGCGCGGCCGCGTGATCGCGACGCCAGTTGAAAACATCGTTCTGTACTACATCGACCCGGCTGACAGCGATTTCGCCCGTGCCGGTCTTGACTATAGAACTGATGGCGAAACGAACCTTGTCGGTTTCCACGTGCAGGGCAATTATTCCACCGCCGTCTCCGAGTCCTTTGCAATCATGGGACTCACCCTGTTTGCGGAGTACCAGGACGGCATCGCAGTTGCGGATATCGACGAAACGCCGACGCTCGGAACGCTGACCGTTACTTCGGCAGCCGGAACCGCAACCGGCAACACGAAGATCACGGTAACGCCCGCGAAGGAAGCAAGCGGAAACATCTACAAGTACAAGGTAGGCGATTCGGCTGAGACTGTGACCTATGGCCAGAACGTCAGAACGTGGTCGACGTGGGACGGAAAGTCCGATGTCACGGCAGCGACGGGCAAGAAGATCACAGTCGTTGAGGCTGACGCGACTTACAAAGCGCAGAAGGCTGGCAACGCAACGGTAACGGCGAAGTAAGGAAGGAGGCGGCACAATGCTGACCGAATTGTGCGGAGTTCTGCGGAACTGGTTTGAAACAGACCGGATCAACGGAACGTACACAGTAGAAAACGGCAGCATTGCGCTGCCGTTCCTGCAAGAAGGGCAATTCTTCCGGATTGTAGGCTCCGTTTTTAATGACGGTGTGCACCGATACCCGGATTACGGGATGGCGGATGAGACTTTCAACGGCTCCATCTGGCCGATGGCCGTCCCCTCTTCTGTCCTCGTCCTCGAAGCTGAAATCAGAGCGTGGCAGGAGAAAAACGGCGACGTAGCAGCAAGCCCGTTCACCTCGGAAAGCTTCGGCGGGTATAGCTACTCGAAGGGATCAAGCGGAAGCACGTCCGCGAGCGGGGCCGTGACATGGCAGACGACGTTCAAATCGCGCATGAACCAGTGGAGGAAGATCTGATATGAGCTTACTTGATGATTTTGCCCGCCCGTGCGTGCTGCTCGAAAAAAGCCGCACACCGGATGGAGCGGGCGGATATATCACCACATGGACGGATGGCGCGGAGTTTATGAACTATCAGGCGCTTGACACGTCCATGGAGGCGCGCAGAGCGGAGAAAGAGGGCGTGACAAGCGTTTACTCGGTGCTTGTGCAAAAAGCCGTACCAATCGATTATAACGACTTCTTCCGCGACAAGACGACCGGCGAGACGTACCGCGTCACGTCCGAGCCGAAGGACAAACAGACGCCGAAGTCCGCTAGCTTTGCCCTGAAATACTTCACTGCTGAAAAGAAAGCACTGCCAACATGACAAAAGACAAAGCATTGCACGCGTGGTTCTCACAATTCCTGACGGCCTATCCCGCGTCCAGCGTGCCGGACGACGCCGTTTTCCCGTGGCTGACCTATGAACTGATCACAGGCGCGTGGGACAGCGGAGAAATCGGCCTGACAGTAAATCTGTGGTACTACACCACGCAGGAAGCAGAACCGAACGCGAAAGCGCAGGAAATCTCGGACGCTATCGGCTTGGGCGGCGTGTTTGTGCCGTGTGACGACGGCGCAATCTGGATCAAGCGCGGATCTCCGTGGTGTCAGAACGTCCGGGACGATTCTGATGCAAATATCAAGCGGCGGTACTTGAATATCACAGTCGAGTACATTACCGCAAACTGAAAGGACTGATTAGATGGCGAAATTTACGAAAATTCCTGCAGATACCTTCAAGCAGCTACAGATTAACGCCGGTGTGATTCTGAGCGGTTTCACTCCGGCAACCGGCGCATTTGAAGCCGAAGACCAGATCGGCGCAACGACCGGCGGCATTACGTTCGCGGCGACACCGACGTTCTCTGACTACGGCGAAGATGTCGACAATTGCCCCAAGAATACACTCGAACTGAAACGGCTGGATGACGTGGACGTAAAGTGTTCCGGAACGTTTGTCACGGTGACGACCACATCTGCCAAATCCCTTATGGCGGCGGCGGACATCGACGGCACGGACGCAACGAAAGTTGTTCCGCGCCGTGACCTGGACAGTTCCGACTTCAAGGACATCTGGCTTGTCGGCGACTACTCTGACAAGAACGGTGCAACCAATGGCGGCTTTATCGCAATCCGTTTGATGAACGCGCTTTCTACGGGCGGATTCCAGCTGAAAACCGCCGACAAGGGCAAGGGACAGATGGCGTTTGAGTACACCGCGCATTACTCGATCTCAAAGCAGGATGTTGTGCCGTATGAGCTGTACATCAAGGCCGGTACGGCAGAAACCTGATAGGAGGCCGATATGAAACTTTCGGAATTCAGCACCGATAAGGCGGCAGATGTCCTCTGCGAAATCAGCGTATACGCGCTGAACATCGTGTCGGACGAAGAACTCAGGGGAAGCCTGAAAAAGCTGACAGACGACGAAAAGCCGCAGACAGTCGGCGAGAAGTACGCAATCGGCGTGCAGCGCATCGGCCAGTGGATCCCACTGATCCTGAAAAAGCATAGAGAAGACGCGTTCGGCATTCTGGCTGTGGTAAACAACGTGACAGTTGACGCGATCCTGGAGCAGAACGTTCTCGTTACAATGCGGCAGATCCGGGAACTGGCCGAGGACAAAGATCTCACTGATTTTTTCAAATCGTGCGCGTCGGAGGTGAAAGCGTAACGCTTGCGCTTCTGGCAGCTCCAAAAATAAGCGCCGGAGGGCTGATTCGCCTTTTGCCGATTTTAATAAAGCGGCAGAACGAGGAATCAGCCTTTCGCATTTATGCGGCGGAGTGTATGCGCACGATCACGGAAAACACAGCGAAATTCGCGGGCGGAAGCTTTGCACAGACAAAGTACACCGATCTTATTAGCCCGAAGCCGCAGGACAACCGAACCTGTGAGGAAATCACCGCCGACGTTGTGCGCCGGTGCGGATTGAAGGTGAAAAAATCCAAAGATGAATCTGTTTGAACTTTTTGTAAAAATCGGCGCCGATACGTCAGAGGCCGACAAGGGCATCGACGAAACCGGGAAGAAAACATCCGGCCTCGGCGAGAAGATTAAAAACGGCCTTGCCACTGTCGGCAAGGCTGCGGTAGTCGGCGTGACGGCAGCGGCGACGGCAATCGGCACGATTGGAACAAAGGCAATCCAAGCATATGCGGACTACGAGCAGCTTGTCGGCGGAGTGGAGACGCTTTTTAAGGATAGCCAAGATAAAGTCATGGAGTACGCAAACAACGCGTATAAAACCGCTGGGTTGTCCGCAAATGAGTACATGGAAACGGTTACGAGTTTTTCTGCATCCCTGCTGCAGTCCCTCGACGGCGACACCAGTGCAGCGGCGGAAAAGGCAAATTTGGCGCTGACTGATATGTCCGATAATGCCAACAAAATGGGATCGGACATGACTTTAATCCAAAATGCATATCAGGGCTTCGCAAAATCAAACTATACGATGCTTGATAACCTCAAGCTCGGTTACGGCGGCACGCAGGCCGAAATGCAGCGGCTCCTTGAAGATGCGGAGAAAATTTCGGGCGTCAAGTACGACATTTCCAGCTATGCGGATATCGTGGACGCGATCCATGTCGTGCAGACCGAAATGGGCATCACCGGCACGACCGCAAAAGAAGCCGCGTCCACGATTCAAGGATCTTTCGGCATGGTAAAAGCCGCATGGAAGAACCTTGTGACCGGCCTTGCAGACCCGGATCAGGACTTGGGAACCCTCGTGGGCAACTTCACGGATTCCATTGTCGTTGCGGGCAATAACCTGATTCCGCGCATTCAGGAGCTTTTGCCGCGCATTGTGGAGGCAATTTCCACGCTGCTGGGAACCGTAAGCTCGCAACTGCCGGGCATACTTGGCTCTGTCCTGCCCTCGCTTATCGAGGGCGCGTCGAATCTGGTTACCGGGCTCATGTCCGCGCTCCCGGAGATCCTTACCGTGCTGGGAGACATCGCGCCGACAGCCATTGGGGTTCTCGTTCCGGCCATAGTTGAGCTTCTGCCGGAAATCATTCAAACCGGTATAGATGTTGTTATCTCTCTGGTACAAGGCATTACGGAGACGCTTCCGGAATTGATCCCGGCGGCAACGGAAGCAATCATCAAAATCGCCGAAACGCTGACCGACCCTGGCAATCTCGGGAATTTGGTAGATGCGGCGCTTGAGATCATCCTTGCTCTGGCGGACGGGATCATTGATGCCGTCCCGAGGCTGCTTGAGGTGGCTCCCAAGATTATCACAAATCTCATCACCGCGCTTACTGAAAACTTCCCCAAAATCATCGAATCCGGCGCAAAACTTGTTAAATCGCTGATCGATGGCCTGATTAAATCCATTCCACAGCTTACTGCGGCTGTGCCAAAACTCATTATCGGGATTGTACAGGGGATTCTTAACAATCTTCCGCAAATCATCATGTCCGGCCCACAAATCATTATGGCGCTTATTGAGGGCCTTATTAGCGCAATCCCGGAGTTGATTCTGGCAATTCCAACGCTGATCCAATCGATTGTAGATACGTTCCTCGGCTACGATTGGGGCAGCATCGGAACAAATATCGTTGACGGTATCAAAAACGGATTTCTGCATATGTGGGAGAGCCTAAAGCGGACGGTAAGCGATATGGTCAATGGCCTTGTGAGCGGCGTCAAGAGCATCCTCGGTATTGCGTCCCCGTCTAAAGTCTTCGCCGGAATCGGCGGCTACATGGCAGAAGGACTTGGGCAGGGATTCGACAGGGAAATGCTCGGGGTGCGGAAAGATATCGAAGAACAGATGAGCTTCGGCACAACGTCCTTCTCTGTGTCCGGTATGGCAAAGTCCTCCGTCGGCGTCGTAAACGGCCTGTTGGCCAACAACCAGTCCGGTACGCCGATGCAGATCAACCTTGTGCTCGATGGGCAGACGATAGCAAGAGCAATATTCGATCCGCTGCGGGGCGAGATCGTACAAAGGGGTGTATCGCTTGCGTAGAATTAAAATCACGGACGGCACAAACACAGTCACCCTTCTGCGTGATCTCGTGTTCACGATTCAGCCAAAGGATATTGGCGCAACCGCGACAATGGCATCCGGAAAAACGGTTATGGATATCATCGGGGTAAAAAATGAATTGAAAATCCCAACGGGATGGCTTTCTGTCGCCGATCTCCGAAAACTCCGCAGCATGATAAACTCCAGGCACGTTTTAAGCGTGACGTACCCGGACGTTGATGGCGACAAAACACGGGATTTCCTGTTCAGCCAGCCGGAATACAAGGCCATTATTTACGATGAGGACGGGGTTTCCCAATGGTGCGGCGTGACCATCACCGCAACGCAGCAAGGGGTGGATTGATGCAGAAGGTATCGAGCAATTACGCACCGTTTACACCGGTACGTGAGGTTGGTATGCTTGTCCGGTTTTACATTGTCGACCCGTCTGCAAAGAAGAACGGTACGGCCTCTGCATCGGATTCGGCACCAGGCACAAGCGCCGCCGAAACGATCAGCGACAGAGAAACCATATCCGGGAAGTTCGCTGGGCTTGAATTGAACCGGTGGATTCTGGATGGGACAATCGATATTCCGAACGATAGCTTTGACGGGCAGCATATTGGCTGGTGGAGCGGAGGAGTATCAAACGAGAGCACCGAAATGGCAAGCACAATTACGTTTGAATTCTCCGCGCCGGTATCCACGATTGGTTGGGCGATGCTGTTTGATGAAAAAATGAACCAATACCCGGCGCAGATCACAATTACCGCGTATGCGAGCGACGGATCGACGGTCGCAATCGGAACAAAGATGATCACGCAGGCGCGGCAGAACATCAGCATGACTGCCGCAAATTACACAAAGCTGACGATTCGATTTGACAAGACGTTCCTGCCAAAGACACGCGCCCGGCTGCGGCAGATCGATTTCGGCCTGACCGAAACCTACGAAAACGACACAATGGCCGACGTGAAGATCATAGAGGAAGCATCCGTTTCCTGCGAATCGTTCCCGTCCCGGCAGATATCCTTTACATTCGATAACGCTGATCATCGGTACAACATTCTGAACCCGGACGGCGTTTTCTCCGTGGTTCAGGATGGCCAGAAATTGCTTGCCAGATGCATTGTAAACGGAGAGAGCATAGACGTTGGCGAGTTCTTTTTTACGTCCGTAACGGCGCGGGATTCCGGCGTCACAGCACAGCTTGTCGGAAACGATATGGCTGCGACACTCGAACGTGCGACATATGAGAATGGAAACGCTACCGCGTGTGAGCTTCAGGCCGCAGTTGCGTCCGTTCTGGATGGATACGACATCAATGTTATTTACGGGGATGAGGCTGCAGCAAAAACCGTCGTACCGGCCGTTCCACGCAAAACAACACGCCGGGAAGCGATCCGGCTATTGGCGCAGGCGGCTATGTGCTCCGCGTGGTTTGATCGATCCGGAAACCTGCACATCGCGGAGCTTTCAGCAGGCGCAGTATTGGGAGAAATAACGCCGGATGAGCTTTATAACTATGACGGTGTGTCCATATCTGAGGCAGTCGACTGCGTAGAGCTGCATATTAAGAGCGACTACGCGAATATCGATACGACAATCACCGCCGGGAGCGGAAAAAACATCAAGAGCGTAAATAACCCGTGCGTAGCGCCTGCAAACTATCAGAGTGTGGCCGCGTGGCTGCTTGCACAGTATAATCGCCGAAAGATCTACAGCGTGAAAAACCGGGGCAACCCAGCGCTCGAAACCGGAGACACCATCAAAATCTCCGACGCATTCGCACAAAACGAAAATGCTGTGCAGACCGGCATGGAACTGACGTTCAGCGGAGGCGGAATTTATGCCGTAACGAAAGGAGTCGGCGCATGAGCACGATTATCGATACCCTCATCACCAATCGGACGCAGGCGGACGTGGAGCGGGTGCGGAAGCTGGCGGCGAAGGGCTTTGCCGCCATGACTTCCGACGAGCGGGCGGAATGGCTGACCGGGATGAAGGGCGCGTACAACGCTTCCGATCTGAACCGCGTGGGAACCGCCCTGAACTATCTGGCGGCGCGCCTCAGCTCAATTTGCGGCAGGAGCATTGCATGGACGGCGAAAACCGATTGGGCCGTCACGGACATCCCAGCGGCCTCACAGGCTGAGACGTACAGACGGCAGATACAGGACATTCGCGACGCGCTTGCGTATCCTGCCGGGACGCCGGACGTGCCGCAGCTGGCGCGCCTGACCTACATCGGCGCGAATGATATCGAGCGCATTCTTGCGCTCTGCGAAGACTTAATCGTCAACGTTGCAAAATCTTTTCGCCACACCGGCGCGGCGGAGTGCGCCACAGGAGGACTTCTGACATGACAGATCGACAACCCACAAAAATTCTAGCCAACGGCGCGATCCGCTACGGCGTCTATAATGCCGACGGCACGCTCAACCACTACGAATACCTCAAGCGCGAGGACGCGCCCACCGTCGAGGGTACGCCACTCAACAAGGCAAATCTGCTGTCCGACGCCACCGCCGCCAAGCTCTGGCCGAACGCAAGCACGAGGCCGGAGGACCCGACAGTCAACGACGCGCTTGTCGAGTTGCAGAAAGGCACGTCGAAAGTGGGTGATATCCTCATGTCGGTCCGCGCAAAGCCGTCCGACGCATGGCTGCTCTGCAATGGGCAGGCCATCACAAAGTCTACGTATCCAAAACTATTCGACATTTTACGGCCTGCGGCGTCTCCGGCCCCGTGGACAAGCAAAAGCATAACAGGTGTCGATAGAGATACGTCTTGGATAAAGTACACAAACGGGAAATGGTTCGCCTTTGCTTACGATAGCTCGAATGCAAAAATGCATATGTATGTATCGGATGATGCAGACACATGGGCGGACTATCCGTTCAACCCCGAACTTGGAAGCAACGAATATATTGACGGTGTTGCAATATGCTATCATGAACTGAAAAACGTTTATTGCATGGCTATCGTACACGCAACTTCTTCAACAAGCAACTACTGCACATCCTACACAATTTCAGAAGACTTGCAAACCGTGACAGAAGGAGGATGGATATGGAGCAGCGGCTCCTCTAGGTGCTCCAAGTTGGAATTATACGTCTCAAGCTACGGCAATGTGTATTGCGTAAGATACACGTACCAAACTGCCAATGGCGGTGCTTACGCGGATGCGTTTAAAGATACTGGCACATTCAACTGGAGCAGAATTTACTACGTAGACGCAGCAAGCTACGACGAAAGCACAGGGCATTTTTGCTGGACGGATGACAGAAATATTTATTCGGCAGAAGAATTGGGAGGAAATAGCGCGGAATATCTAATAGGGACAATTCCAAACGCAGTTATTCCGAGCAGCATACAAAAGAGTGCAATACACAAGTACATCTGCGCGGCCACAAATACAATAATTGCGATATATCAGGATGGGGGGCTAAAGTACGCTTACACAATCGATAATAGTACGACTTGGCATAGTGGGGCCGAAGTAATCTCCGCAAACTCAGCAGACTACATAGATCTCACATACGGGTTCGAGTTTGTGGCTGGGTTCCTGCTATTTACGGCCCGCCTAGACGGCGGAAGCACTCGATATATTTGCAGCGCTTCAGACCCGGAAGATCAAATATACAAGACTGCCGGTATTTTCAGCGGCGCACTATCGCCTGCTGCTTTGGCAGCGAATCCGCCAACTGCCGGAGCGATATCCATATGTAATTATGGAGACTTGGCGAAACCGGTACCGACGATTGTAGCTGACAGCCGCAGCCACGCCTATATCAAGGCGCTGGAGGAATAAGCAATGCGGGACAGGATCGGAACAAACAACCTTGCAAACGGCGCCGTTCGGTACGGGGTGTATGACGCGGGCGGGAATCTGCTGCGGTATGCATGGCTCCGCCCGGAAGACGAGCCGCTGGAAGCCGGGACGCCGCTCAACAGAGAAACGCTACTGTCGGCCGAAGCGGAAGCCGTTATATGGCCCGCGAGCGGGAAACCTGCGAATCCAACTGTGAATGATGCATTTGGCAAGATCACAGAGGCAAAGGAGGTCGGAGATATTCTGACAACCGTCCGCGTGCTCTCTGCCCCGTGGCACGCGTGCGATGGCTCAACCTTCGATCAGACTGCATACCCGGCCCTCTACGCCGTCCTCGGCGGCACGACGCTGCCGACGATCAGCTATTCCAGCGATACCACCACCTACATCAAAATGGCGGACGATTAGCCCGGCAAATAAAAGAGAAAGGTACAGAAAAATGGACACCAAAACCATCATCGTCACCCTCGTCTGCGCCGTGCTCGGCTCGTCCGCGCTGACGGCGGTAGTAAACGCCGTCGTCGGCGCGATACAGAAAAAGCGCGGCAAGGCCACGACGCAGGAGGCGCATCTTGCAGAGATCGACAAAAAGCTCGGGAAAATGCAGGAGCATCAGGACGAGCAGTATCTGGCGATCCTCCGACTCACGATCATGAGCGAGGAAATGCCAATGGCTGAACGGCTGATTGCCGGAGAGAAGTATAAAAAGATGGGCGGGAACGGCGATGTGAAAAAATTCCTGCACCAGCTGGAGGCGCAATGCGGGCACAGCAATGGAGTTTAGCAAGAAGTGGCTGATTTGCAGCGCGCTCGTCAGCCTTGCGCTCATCATCGCCTGCGCGGCAGGCGCAGATCTGACGGAAATCACGCTTGCGGTACTGGCCGAAACAACGGCCTCCAGCGGCTTTTACCTCTGGAAAGCCAAAAATGAGAACCGCGCGAAGTACGCGCAGAAGTACATGGATAAATGGGCCGAAAAGTACGGCCCGGAAGCGGCAGCACGCATCGCAGAGATCGTGCTGAAAGATTGAAAGGAGCATACATATGGACTACACACAGATCATCTCGGCAG